CCTAACTCACCTCTTGGATATTTAATTCTAAACTCTGAGTTTTGTTCTAAATCTTTTTGCATTAATTCTATTTTTGTGGCGTGATTATTGAGCGTCTCGTGCAAACCAAAATATGCCCACACACCAACAGCAACACCTACTGCGATCGATAAAATCGTCTTAAGATCCGTGCTTACTTTTGTTCCTTCGTTTAACTTCATTTTGGCATTGCCTGTTCCATTATTACAACATCAGGATTATCTTTTAGATATTGTATCTTTAAATTTTCCCAATGACTTCCTTCTGGTTTTTTATCAATAAACTTAACAACCCCTAATTTATTACACATATTAAATAACTCTGCAAATTCTACAGGAGGAGGATCTATATTAGGTATTCTTTTACACTCTTTTATAAGCTCAAGTTGAGTTTTTATTTTACTTTTCTTTTGCATTTCTGCAATGTATTCATCACTACACACAGCACCTAATGGCATACGAAATCTAAAACCTAATGTTTGATCTTGATATTCATCACTTGTGCCTGTTTTGTATTCGTGTTGTCTAACCTCTGTATAAGTTTCCCAACTACCTCTTTCACAAGTTCCGTAATCATTTAGATAGTCATTCCTCGCTTGCACATAAGTTGCAACGCAAAGAAAAAATGCTATCCATAATAAATTATCTCGTAAGGTCTTTAAGGTCATAGGTGTGATCTCTTACTGTGTCTGCTAGTTGTCTATATAAATTTTCTGCCATAGACCATGTTGCTTCTGCTGCTGACAGTCTTTGTTTAAGGTCATTAATATCTGCTGTAGAGCTAGTTAGTTTAGACTCCATCTTAAAAATAGTTTCTTGGTTTGCCGTGATAGTATCTGTCAAAGATAATACATATCTTACAGATGTAAATGTTCCTGCTATAATTGCAGCCACAACAGGAACAATTACAATATTTTTTTTAAACCATTCTAATTTACTTCTTGGTTTTTTCATTATTTATAAAATCCTTTAAATAACCAGTTTACCCATTTGATCCATAAAGACTTAACTTTGTTCCAAATAGTTCTGACCACCCACAAAATTTGTTGTTTAATTTTTTCTAACATTTCCATCTCCTTCTAGCTTGTCTTAGCCTTGAGTTTGGATCTTTAGCTGCTTTTGGAAACTTCTTCATTTGTCCAGCACTTCTGGCACAAAATGATTTACGTCTCTTTGCGGCCTTAGATCCAGGTTTTACTTTGCCTGTGACTGCTGTTCTAAGTTTTGAACCAGGATTATCTCTCCTGTACTTAGCAACACCAGCTGCTGTCATCCCCGCTCCACTTTTTGTAGAACGAAAATACTTTTTACTTCGTGGAGGCATACTATCGCCTCCACGTCTTAATTTTAAAAGTTCCGATGTGTATACTTTATTAGTAACTTCCATCGAAAAATACCGTCACACTATCAAAACCACCGCTGATATCTATGAATGCACCATTGGGATAACGAATACCTTCATCAGGGATGTAAGGATCAATCATACCAGCTGCAGCAGGTGCATCTAGTTCTAATCTTTTATCTCCTGTTTGAGATCCGTTTCTAATGATCATTGCACCAGCAGCCGAAGATTTCGATACTCCGTGCATTCCTCTAACTCTTGTAGCTCCAGCAAATACTATTCCTGTTGTGTCAGTTGTAGCTGTAAAGCCAGCTGATACCGCAGTGATAGAAGCATCGTGAGCAATTTGAGTTACTGTTAGAAACTTTGTTGAACCAGTTACTGTGTTAGAGTTTGGACCAGTTCCAATTGTTTCCGTAGCAGCGTTTCCGTTTGCGTCAGTTCCTGTAATTGTAAAACCAACAGAAGCGTTATTAGATGCAGAGGTTAGTGTAACAGTCGTTGACATGTTTGAGCCATCATTTACTGAAGTTCCAGTAAGTGTCATATTACCAGCGCCTGATTTTGTTTGCACGGCTGCTAGTGATGTTGTACTTGCTGAAACAGCTTTAAACATTTTCGCCTGTATACTTGTACTTGACATATTTTCTCCTAATTAAGTGCTCCCGAAGGAGCACCCTTTAATTTTATTTATTAAAACTGTTGTACGTTTATAATAAATCTCATGTTACCGTTAGCTGATGCGTTTACAGTATTTGTAATTTGCAAGAAAATATTTCTTGCTGCACCTGAAACATTTGCTGCTGGAGATGCCGCTGGTGTTGCGTCACTGCCAGTAGTATTTAACAATGTTAAATTGTAACCAGCTCCTGCAGGAACAGTTGTTCCACCATCAAGAATTTGATCAGTGATCGCAGCAACCAATTGTGCTCCGCCTGTTGCAGTTCCAACTTTGAAACCAATATCACCAGCTCCTGTTAAAGTTGGTGCAGAAGTACAAACAATGTCAATAGAAGTAATAATAGAATTGTTTGGCTGAGAGAATGTTACCTCAGTTGTTCCAGCTGTTGATGCTACGATTACGTCTGCAGTTCCTTGTCCCACAAGTTTTGTACCTGTGTACGCACCTGTTGAACTAATTGCGAATACATTTGTGAATGTACCTGTAGTTGAGTTTTTCGTTGCTCCAATAAAACCGTTCTCCGATCGTACTGGTCCCGAAAATGTTGTGTTAGCCATAATTTCTCCTTTGTATAGCGTTAGTTATGTCGTCTCTATACCGTCTGCCTAGCCAGTCGACATAATAAATTTAATCTAGGTCTTTTCATTATACATAAAAAAAGGGGCGATGTGAACACCGCCCCTTAAATGAAATACTATAAGTTAGTATTAACTAGATTATAACTTACCGTTACCAAATACACATCTTGGATCAGAAAATCCAAATGAATATCTTTCTCTAGCTTTAAATCTAACGTTACCAGTATCGAAGTCGCCTTCCATTGCAGTTTTGATCGGTGCTCTTACGAACATTTTGAAGCCATTAGGCACATCCGTCATTAGGAAGAAGGCATCATTGTCAGATAAAAAGTTATTCACTCTGTATCCTTGTGGTACCATTCCCATAGAGACGATTGCGTTAATGTCATTATCTGCAGTGCCCGTTCTTTGTGGAGACTTCATCAATCTTTCAGCTGTAAATTGTAATTCTTTTGGAATTACCATTTTTACACCTTGAGATGCGATTTTTAAGCCTCTTTCGTCAACGAACGATGAGATATCGATCAACGATTGCTCAAGAGAAGTTTCGTTCAAGTCAGCTGCAGTTGCTAATACGTTACTAAATGTACCGCCTGTCGCTAATGGGTGGTCGTTCGCTATTAACGGTTTACCATCTCCACCAGGGAAAGCTGTATTTTCAGCATTGTTTAGAATGTTAGCTGCTTTTACTTGCTTCGTGTTAGACATAGATCTTGCAAGTGCTCTAGTGTATCTAGCTGCAAGTCTGTCGTATAGGTTATCTTCGATTGCTTCTTCTGTGATAGCAAATGCTAAAGCGATTGTTTCGTGCGTGTATCTAGCTGTGAATGTTTCATTAGCTTGATCGAACACTACTCCAGCACCTTCTTGTTTAGTCGGTGCAGAAGCGAAACCACTTAACATTACTTCTTCTTCAAAAGCTCTGTCAGATGTTTCAGTAGCGAAAATCTCTGCGTGTTGATTTTCGTATCTGTTATATTCCAGGCCGAACAAGGCGTTCAATCCTGGCTCTAGTTCTTTAACTAGCTGTGATCGTGATATAGCCATAAATTATACTCCTGTTCCATTTCTGTAGAAATGCTTATTAATTCTAACTAGAACGTTCGCATTTGCTGTTGCAGTGTCACTATTGTCTGGATCCTGAGAAATGTCGATCGCTTGGATTACAAACGATGCATTTGTTCCTGATACAGATACATCTAGTTGCACTTCAGAAATACCTGTTGTTGTGTTTCCACCACCTGTTGTTGCTGAATAGTTTTGATACAAGTCCGCTCGTGTAAACGCAGCGTCCGCATCCATTAGAAAAACAGCATCTGGGTCATCAACAACAAATGCTGTAATATCACTTGCTGCGATTGATCCTGGATAACTATTACTAAAGGTCGGTTTTTGCGTTGTAGGGTCTGTATAAAAACATCCATTGAATACTCCGATAACAGCTGCTGAGTTGTTTGCGATATGTCTGTCAATGTTTCCTGCAGTTAATGGAATTACCAAATCACCTTGGAAAATTGCAGTCGTATGCCCACTTGCAATTGTGTATCTATTCTGAGCTCCAACTAATGGTGTACCGTCGAGTTTTCTGTAAGGTCTAAGACCGAACTTTTCAACTACGTTTGCCATATGTTTTTTCTCCTATTATAGTTTATATTAACCAACCTTGTCGGTAGTAAACGTTAATAAATTAACTTTTACGGCCACCTCCAAAGGTTACTTTGGACTGCCTCTCAACATTGATTGGCATGTCCGGGTGTTGTTCCTTCATAAGATCCTGGTCAATCGCTTGTATTCTATCCTGAGTAATTTTCTTAAAATACTCGGCACGTGACTCTAAAATCTCTGTTGGTATCCTTGCCAACGCAAGGCCCCCAATTCCGACGATACCCGTGTGTTTTCCTTCAGATAAAACTGGGTAATCATTTTCACCGATTTCACTTAAAAGTGTATCAGCTCTAACGAATTCCCAACCCTCTCTTAGTTTCCTTGATACATTCGATGTATCTTCGAAACCGGATGTGGCTAATCTTATCCAACGATGCGAAAAGCCGTTAGGTGCGGGTGGTGCATCTAAACTGGAAGATGGAGTCCATTCTTTACGTCTAGCTTCCTTATTTCTAGTCGTGGACTGGCGTGAAGTTCTCATTTTTGTCGTCATATTATTCTGCCTCCTTCACGTATTTAGCGTATTCCTCTAAAGGCACCCCTAATTTCTTAGCGATTACTACCTGTGATTTGGTGAGTTTCACAGACTTGCGTCCTCCTTGTCTACGACTTACAGAAGCTACATTTTGGACGGGTCGGCTAGCTTGTGTCTTTTTTTCTTCCGTCGTATCTTGGGCAAATTTCTGAGGGAAATACTCCTTCATACGTTTGTTAATGTTATTATAATATTCCTCAGTATCACTTACAACCCCTTGGTTGATTAAGCTCTGATGAATTGACATTGCTGCACCAGTCATAACTTCGTCACTGCCAAACCACGGATTCCTCGTCGCCCAATCAGTCGCTTTTTCGCTGACTGGCGGTGGTGTGACATCTCCTTCATTAGACTCTTCAGTTTTGTCTTGTTTAGCAGCTGCGTCTGCTTTTGCTTTTTGAGCGGTCATTGAAACATTTACTTTTTCTTTTTCCACTGCAAGCTTAGCAATAGCTGCATTAGCTTCAGCTATCTTATCAGAATCTTGTGCATCAATACCTTCTTTTAACAGTTTCTTTTGCTTGTCTGTTTCAGAATCTACTCTTGCATCATATTCTTTTAGATAGTTGTTACTTGTTTCATCTGATGTTTTCTCTAAATCAGAGAACTTCTTTTTAAGGCCTTTTGCATATTTTAATGCAGCTTGCTCTCTACGTTCAGCTTCTTTTTGCTTGAACACAAGTTCATTGATTCTTTTCTGATAATCAGATGTTTTTTTTGTTAAGTTGTCTTGCTCTGTTTTTGCTTCAGGCTTTTCAACTTTTTCTTCTATTGGTTTTTCTTCAACCTTCGCTTCTTTTTCTTCTGTAGGTTTACCAATATCTGTATATCCTAAATCAACATTCTCTTTTGGGAGATGTGTTGGATCAGGTTCTGCTTGTTGTTGATTAACATCAATGGTTTCTTCGTTAACGCCATCAGTGTCTAAGTCCACCTCATTTTGAGGTGTTTGTTTTTCTTCCGCCATTTTTTCCTCCTAGTATGCGTGCAAAATATCAGCAGGGTTGTTTATTTGAGCGATGATTTCATCATCGTTAAGGATTCGAACCTCCCCACCATCTATTTTGAATCTAGAGCCGGCATATCTGCCGAAAATGACCCATTGTCTTTCTTCGCACCACTTTCCAAAAGGAAACTTTTCTTTGTCTCTGTAACAAAGAGGTCCCATTTTCAAAACCAAGCCACAAACTGTTGTCATTTGTATTGTGTCATGAGTTTGATCAGCCAATATTAATCCACCCTTAGTTTTTTTTGGTCCTGCGTATGGCAAAACTAATAACCTGTATCCAGTTGGATTAGGTAATCTTTCTAAAAGTTTTTTATCTATTGATTGTTCGTCTAAGACCTTTGAGATTTCTTCTTCATTCTTATAAGCTTTCTCTAGACCTTCTGTCCGTTTCGGTTGCTCCGTGGACTTTGTTGTCATTATTGCTCCTGTTTTTTTAGCAAGTCCTTAATGTCTTGCTGCAAATCCTCTAAGGATTTGATTTGTCCACGATGATACATTAATTGTTTTTCATCGTCAACATTATAGATAAGGTTAGTTTTAACATTATCAAGTCTTCTATTAAGAAGTTTTTTTATTAGATCTAGGGTTTCTAGATCCATTATTTTTTGCCGTTTCTAAATATTTGCGTGCCCTTTATACCAAAAATTGAAGCTACTACTAGAATCCAAAGGTTGGTGAACCATGACGGTAACGACTGGAAATATTCAAAAAACAATTTTACTTTCTCCATTGCAGTTGGATCGTCGGACATTACTGCCCACATTAAAACAATGATGGGGGCCGAAATTATTATGAGAACAAATTCGTCCTTATAATCGTTTTGTCTCGCTTCTAGTAATTTGCCTTGGTAAGCTTCCTCACCCCGAGCTTGACGCTCAGCATGTAGTAATTGAGCTTCTGACATTGCCATTTTAGCTTTTTGTCGATTCTGATATATTTTAGAACCAGCTTGAGCTGCTATTTTTAATGCACTTAGCCACATTTTTCCTCCAATACTTTATTAAGTTTACGATATTTTTCGTTATGATTTTGATTATCGATATACATCTTTAGCACCATATCGATTTTATTTTTTCTTCGCAACGATAAAAAGGTATAAATTTTAAAAAAAATGTTTACTGCTGCTTTTCCACGTGCACGCCATCTGTAGGTGAATTTATGATGACTTTGTCTAGGTTTGATTGTAAATACTGATCCGCATTTAAAAAACGTATGTATATTTTGAACTACGTCTAAGTCTGACATCTCTACAGATATTGAAGGTATCTGATATTTTTTGTTATTTACACGTCTTGTCGTTTCATAACTAATATATCCTTCACCATCAATTATACCAGCGTAGTAAGCTTCTTTATCGGACTCCGATAAATTTTTTACCACTGGTTTGGATTGAAGAGATTCCTTTGATATCGGATCTTGCCCCCATTTCTCTATGTGGACAACCACCCCCTTTGAGTCCTTGTGGGTTTGGTCCTCTTTCTGGTGGAGGTCCAAATTCTTTTCCGCCACTTAGACTACCTCCTCTTCGCTTGTTATTAGATTGCATCATCTTAATTTTTTTAAATCTTGTTTTGTTAAATTTTTTCCACCATGCATTCTTATACCGTACTTAAGATCTATTTTTGCATCTGATCTTTTACCAGCACCTCTAACACCTGATTTCATAATCTCAGTTAAGGATCTTCCACCAGATTTTTTATAAGATTTGTACGCCATTTTGATACCTTTAGTAAGTAATCCACCAAGCATCATTTTTCTATATTGATTTTTCATTATTTTTCTAACTTCCTTTCCGCAATATCTAATCTCTTATCAGATTGTTCATCTTGTTGAGATAATCTATCATACTCAAGATTTAATTTATTAGCTTGTCTTTGGTTTTCTTGATCTTGTTTAAACCTAACTTCATTTTCTTTTCTTTGCATATCCATTGCTCTTAAATCTACCTCTTGTTGTTTGATTCTAACGAGTGGATCTTGTTTGTTAGCTTGTGCTTGCATCTCACCAACAACTAAACTTTCAGTGATCTCTGCTACGGCTGTAGCAACAGCATTATCAAAAACAATTTGAAATTGTTGAGGGTCTGTTTGCTGTAAAGATAGTAAATTTTGGTCTTGTGCGAACTGTTCTTTCACTTCTTTTTGTGCTTTGAAGGAAATATGGTCAGATACATGCGATTGTAAGTTTGCATATACCATAGGATTGATCTGAACCATTCTTGATGCCATAAAAGCTGTGTGTGCAGCTATGTGAGCGTCATGATCTTGGAATTCAAAGGCAGTAAGTAGTTGCATTTGTAGTGCTCTTGCGTTTTCTTTAGCAGGATCGAGTGGTTGAGGTGGTTTTGGTGCAGGTTTCATCAAATTATCAATTTGTTTTGTACCTAATGCCTCGTAAACTCGTTTATATGCTTCATGAATGTTGTGTAATTGTGGATTTGACTGTGCAATTTGCAATTGTGTCTGTGCTAACGTCACTCTTTGTGCCATGGACATAATATTTGGGTCTGCAACAGGTAAAATATCAACTCTGTTATCAAAATCTAACTGTTTAATCATACGATTCGCACCATAAACATCATATGGATACTCTGGTGGTAAATATTCTCCACATAATCTTGCTAAAATTTTAAATTCTAGTCTCATAGCGTAGTAACAACGCTTATGAACACCTGTCATAACTCTAGAACCACGCTCCATCAAAGCAATAGTAGTTCCTACAGCTCTGTTTTGAGTATCATTACCTGTACTTAAGTCTGTAATTTGTGCAAACTTAGTTCCTGCGTTAACAACAAAACCTAAAAGTTGGAATAAAGTTGGACTTGGTTCTGTAAAAGGTAATTGAAAAAACTGATCTCTAATATTTCCACCTGGTGCATCAACATCTCTAAATTCTCCAGGCTGTATAGGTTGGTCATCATCTCTAACTCTTAACCCTCTAGATTTAAATCCTGCTGGTAAATTTTTCAAAGTTCCTGCATCAATTAATTGTCTTAGTGCAATCGTTGCAGCTCTAGATAATCCACCAATCATGTGGATTAAACCAAAACCATAGAAACCTAAACCAGGTAAAAATTTAAAATGAACAAAGTATTCTATTCTTGTATAGTTAGCATCATCAGGTCTGTAGTTCCTGTATATAGATAATATCTCGCCTGAACCTTCATCTATTGTAACGATGTAAGGTATCTTAATCCCTTTTTTAATTTTGTTGTCAAAGTTTTCATAGTCATCTAAATTAAGATCCACATGCATTTCTAAAATATTATAAATATAATCTGAGTAGGTATCTTTCATACCATCTAACTTGTTGATAGCATCTTGCACTTCGTCTTTCTTCTGTTGTGGTTTTGGTAATTCAATATCTCTATAAAAACCAGCGGCCATTTTTTTATTGATATCATTCTCTGTCATTTTTATAACGTGAGTAATTCTACCTGCATCTTTTAGATCTGATGCATAGTAAGGAACAACTAAATCTTCTGCAGGTATAAATTTAGAACAAGGTCTTTGTAAAAATTCATCGTAATATATTTTTTTAAATGTAGATCCTGATAGGGGTAAATAAAATAACATCTGATCCATATCAGTTGTGTAATCTTCCATCTTCTCCATAAGAAGATAGTTCATGTATTCTTTGACTCTCTGTGATTGTTGTTCGGTGGCCGGTGTTCT